ATTACTGGGGATTCCTCAGCACCGGAGCGGGTTATATTGCCAATATATTGTCTTAATGCGGTCACAAAAATGCAGCTAAAACTAAACCACCAAGAAGTAGGACTGCAGCAATGATTCCAAAATAAATACCAAAAGATGATGATTCACCATCATCAACATAATAGTTGTTAGCTTTGTTCTCTTTTTTATTTGTAGAAGTTAAGTTGCCGCTTTCGTCGGAGGTTGTTGTTTTATCAACTTCCCTACCACAAAACCGACAAATAACTGCATCTGGTTTTATTGATTCTGCACAATGTTTACACCTCACACCGTCACTACCTGACGTAGATTCGGACTTGCTCCCGAAAATAGATAAAATGACACCAGCAAGAAATATAACTCCACTGAATATGAGGTAATTTTGTCTATCAGATATCAAACCAATATTGTTAACTCTCCCCCCATATGTAGATACTGAAACGTCCATATTGATCGCGTAAATCATTGCTATCAATCCAACGCTAATAAGGATATAACCAATATTTCTCATTACACTTCCAATCCAGTCAGTAAATAAAAATAATGGTATATCCTCATGTTACTTATGTCATGAAGATTTTATGTCTCAGTACCATAACTGTGCGATCGCGCCAATAACCGCCATAGGGCACCCGCTGGCTCAGGTGCCCGTATAAGTGATGAAGGAGCATATTATCATCCAGCAGAATACCGGCATGATTGGCGACCGGAGCCTGCACCTGCATCACTATCATATCGCCCGGTTGCGGATCATCGACCTGGATAAATCCGGCCTCCTGCCAGTTATCTGTGTACCGGTTCTCCCCCTGCTCCCACCAGGGGTAATCCACCCGGTAATCCGGTAGATCAATGCCGTGTTCCTGCCGGAACCAGCTCATGACCAGCCCCCAGCAATCTGTAAACCCGAGTACAAATGGCCGCTCCAATAATGGCAGATCACCCCGAGGCTGAACGGTCCGCAGATCCCCTTCCGGCCAGCTGACGATATACCACGGGGTACCAAGGGCATCACACTGTGCTTTATCCAGTTCTGACGGTTGGGTGGTGGCATCCGGGTGACTGTGAACAATACCGGTCACTATGCCCCAATCCTCAGCTGCGGCGTAATCCTCCGGCGATAATACAAAATGCTCTTCCGGCGTAGCCGCGATATTACGGCAGGGAAGGTATTTCACTACTCTGGATTTTTGGACGATCACCCCGCAGCACTCGCGGGGATATTCACGTTCTGCGTGAGCAAAAATGGCTGCCTGAATGTTTTTGCGCATCCCTATTTCCTCAGTAATGATGTTCCCGGAAAGCCGCCGAACGGGATCGGATTATTTTTCCCGAAACGGGGAAAGCAGCCGGTATTCAGCATGCCGCTGCACTGATCCTGTGCCGGGTCATCCACACGGTTGCCGTGCTTATCGAAATACCCGTTCTGCCCGGCATAATCACAGCCGTCACCGGATTTGTATTTGCCGCGTATGCACCAGGTACACATTGAATGCAGTTGCCGCGTCGGGATCAGCACCCCCTGCAAATCCATCGGGCTGGCTAATTCAAACTCGATAACTTCGTTGGTTTCCGATGATTTGCTGTCGATATAAAAGACGGAGACTTTTTCCTGAGTCGGATCTGCTGCTGGGTTGCCATCCGGAAAGTTTGCCGCATCGAGATAGTGCGCCAGTGTGTCGTGTATCGTGACTTTCGCTTTCAGCATGTCATCGTATGCCAAACACAGCGCAGTGATTGAACCATCGAGGTTTGCCACCGATAACTTCGGCTGTGCGCCGGAACCGCTTGTTGATGCCTCTATTCCTTCAATTTGTACCGGCCAGGCACGGTACTCATCTCCTTGCCACCAGATGGATTTCGCCGGTAATTTTTCCGGATCACCACCAGCGGCAGTAATCTCTTCCTCTGTATGTGGAATATTGTATGCATGGAACCGCAAAATATCCGGCGTACCGAACGCGGTACCGTCAACCTCAAAAAGCCGGACGGCATTACCCGGTTCCAGCTTCTGGTAATCGTTTGTGATCATGGTTTAAATGCCTGGGTAAATGTAAGAGAGAGCGAATAGTTGTCACCGCCGAGCGGGGTGAGTTTCGGATCATCACAGCGATACAATCCGGTACTCTCCAGCGGTGGCGTCCACTGAAAAGCACGGATACCGCCGTGCCGGTCAATAAAATCGCGGATTGGCCGGATATAACTTTCGGTTCCGGTAAAATTCAGTGACCATTTCTGACTGCGGGGGTTAATACCGTCACCGCAAACCTGTTCATAACCATCACCAAACTTCGCCTTACGGGCTCTGAAAGAAATATCGCCCAGGGGATTCAGGCGCGGACTCCAGGTGAATGTTTCTATCATCTTTTCCCCTTAGCGACATTCCAGATCGCCCCGCCCGGACGTAAATCCGTGGCTATAAGTGAACGGTAGCGTTGATCAACAAACTGACCAATCTCCCTGCCGAACCGCTCAAAACCGCCGGATGCCTGAACCTGCTGATTTCCGTCACTGTCGATGTTGATATGAACCACAGGTGCCGTACCGACAACATTACTGCCACCATAAGCCCGGACGCCGAGATTGCCATCCGGCCCGCGCTTCAGCGGCATAATCGCTTCAGATCCCGCTTCACCCATCAGGCCGATATTGGGTGCTCCACCCTTGGCGAACGGAAATACGGTCGGTGAGCTGACAATGCTGTTGCTGTATGCACTCAGCCCCGGGGAGGTATACACGCCGCCGGTCGCATGGGGAGTCATCCCCATTGCATTACCCAGCCATGTCCCGCTCAGGCCGCTTTTCAGTCCGTTGAAAATACTCATCTGGACAATCATTTTTGTGATATCGGTGAGAATGGATTTCGTAAAGTCGGCAAAATTTGCCCGTCCGGTGGTCAGAAAGTCAGTGAACATAGACGATGTGCTGTTAAGCGCATTCGCAGATGTATTTCGCATCATTGCGAACGCATTACTGCTGCTATCGCCGAAATCTTTCCAGCCCTGCTTTAAACCACCCTGCCAGTCCGCCTCTGACGCGGCTTTGTCTTTTGCGGCCTGACGGACGATATCAGTCTGCTTTTGCTGTTCAGCATTCAAAACGGCGGTCTGATCTTTATATAGCTGAGAGGTTTTATCCGAGATTTCTTTATCCAGCTGATACCGGCGCTGACGGAAGTCATCCGCAATCCGCTGCTCTTCAAGCATCAGGTTATAATCCGCTGTCGGCATAATGATTTGCAGGCGCTGATTATCCGCCTCCTGCTGCATGGACCGGGTACGCTGAGTTATTTCAAAGTTCTGATCATCAAACTTTTTACGCAGCCCTTTCAGGGCAATCTCCCGTTCAAGCCCGGCGTTAAGCTGTAACTGGGTACGGATGGACCCGGCGTTTTCCATCACACTCTTCTGAGCGGCATTCAGTTTTTTACCTGCCAGGCCGACCAGCTCCTGCTCAAATGCAATCAGCTTACTTTCAGATGCGGTCAGCTTTTCATTTTCTGCAAGCTGCGCCCTGAGCGTGGCGGTCTGCTCCATCAGTTGCTGCGTCCGGCGCTGACCTTCCGGAATACTGCCACTGCCGTGCCCTTTCTTATCCAGTGAGCTGTAAAGGCTGTCGATCCCCTTCATTGTCTGCTCAAACTGCTTTGCATCCATCTGGCCGGATTTAAGTTGCTCCCGGGCGGTATTTTGCAGTTTCAGTTTTTCTGCGTGTTTATCCGCGCCCGCTTTATACGCTGAGTTCAGTTGCAGTTGTGCATCCAGCTGCTCACGGGTATTTTTTATCTGCTCCTTTTGCTGCTGTTCCTGCTCCGCGTTTTTTAGCGCGGCGCCCATTTGCCATGTCAGTCTGGCAAGGTTTTCCGCCTGAATTCTGGCTATACCGGCAGATACAGAAAAATCTCTTGCTGTCTGATTCAGTGAACGGTAGCGATCTTCAATATCCTTAATGCCTTTCTCATGAATGGCATTGACCCTGGTCTGTTCTTCATTCAGTGTTTTAGTGGCATTAAGGGCGCTTATTCTGGCCAGCTCTTTTGCCCCTTCAACATCCCCCTGACGCTCCAGCAGTGCAATCCGGTTTATGGTGTCCTCATCAAAAACCAGACCTTCATTGATAAGCTGACGAAGACTCTGAAGAGGCTGCTCATTAATGGATGACAACTTCGTGATCAGATGGTCTGCGCTGCCGCCGGATTTTTCCAGCTGCACACCGAATTCAGACACTTCACGCAGCATTGAGCCGGAGAACCCGGCAGTCGCTGCTGCCGTCACCGTTTTGTATGCCTCTGCTGTTCCGCCCAGCTGATTAGCCAGTGTGCGCAGCTGGTATACCGAATTATTCAGCCCGGCTCCGCCTTTCTGAATGGCAGCATTAAACGCCTTTTGCCGCTCTTCCGCCTCTTTGTATTGTGAATACAGGTAAGTAGCAGCACCGGCAGCCGCCATCAGACCAATACCGAGTGTTCCGCCCAGCATGGCCCAGGTGTTTTTCAACATACCGCTGGCCTGTGCGGATGCCCGTTGTGCAAATGTCAGCTCTTTGCTGGCACCGGCCAGCTGCGTGGTCGCGGCTGTCAGCTTCTGCTTACCCAGCGCCTCGTCAGCTTCCGCAGCGGCCAGCGCTGCCGAGCCTGACCTGAGACGATCCCTGGCTTTTTCTGCCAGTGCATTTGCATTCGCTATCTTTCTGTCATTGATCGCCCGCTCTTTGCTGTATTGCTTGTCTATTGCATCGGCGGACATGCCGTTTGCGAGGTTAACTTCCCGCATTTTTTCCATGTGAGCATTCTGCACTACTGCCAGTTCACGCTGATACCTGGCAGACTCGCGCATTTTATGGCCCATTTTCATCTGCTGCATTGCTGCTTCTTTGGCGCTGTTAGCCTGTTTAATGTGACTTTCAGCGACTCTCACAGCATCATTTGCAGCCGCAACGTCCATCTGCCTTTTATCACCCATCGACATTTTAAGGCGATCAACATCATTGGCGGCCCGTTCCAGTGCCGGAATAAAGGCACTGAGGATGGATGAACCGGCAACATTAGCGCCGACTGAAATATTGGTCAGTGATGTCCGTAAATGCGCGAACCCGCCCCGGGATCCGGAGTTACTCATTCGCGCAATGCTGTTACCTGCCCGCTGTGCCTCAGTTGAAACCTGGGAAATCTGTTCGGCCGTTTTAGCTGACTCCCTGCCGATATTTTGTGTGAATTTTTTTGAACTGGCAGATGCGCTGTTATAGGCATTCTCCACCTCTGACTTAAAACTGGCTGCGTTGAGGTGTAACGCAACCGCTAAACTTGCAACGTCAGCCATTTAAGATCCTCATTACATCATTGCACTGTGTGCTGATATCCGGTGATACCGCTGGAACCACTGTATTTCCCCCGGCCTCACCCGCTGCCTCTTCTTCCAGCATAAAAAAAGCCCGCCAGTGATTAAGCAGATCGGCGGGCATATCAGACAGTTTTCTCGGGTCAGACTCACCCCACCGATCCGCCAACTGAAAAAGCAGATAGAGGCGGGGTGAGTCCGTCAGTTTTTTTTCGCATCCTCAATGGTTCCGTAGCAGTATTTCTGCAGCGTGTTCATTGCTTCCACAAAGACCGGATTACTGTGCGCATCAATAAGCTCTTTTGCTGTCGGCAGATCTTCCGCACTGACCGGGATTCCGTTCTCATCACAGATAGCTGACAAAATCAGACTGGCCCCCGCAAGGGTAACTCCGGAATAATCACCGGCATCAAAAGCAGCCTTGCGATCTTTTTCGTAGCGGTCAAGCTCCCCGACAGTAAGACGCCGCAGATATACCTCCGTACCGAAGAGTGTATGTTTTTCCGTGTGTGAATCCGGCTTTAACAGGGCTGATTTCAGATTCATTATTCCCCGTCTCCTGTTGGTGGTGTGACCGTAGTGGTTCCCCAGGTGATGTTGTTCTGCTTACCTTTCACGGTAATCTGAATCACCTCACTGGCAGGGGCGCTGATATCGTTCATTTCCCAGCCTGACAACGCGAGGATCATCGTCGCTGTACGCCCGTTCGGCAGTTCGAAATAAAACTGCACAGTCTTACGCTGTTCGGCGGCATTGAGAAACGCGGCGAAATCAGCATTGCCGGGATCATCAATAAACCCGAGTGATTTTTCAGGTCCTTCCGGCAGATCGGAAATCGACTGTTTGTTGGTATCTTTCAGGGTGGTACAGTCAATAAAACCACCGGTAAGCCCGGTAGCCCCCAGCGCTTTACAGTTAATCAGCGCTTTCATTTTGTCGACGGTATCACCGGCCTCACCGAATTTTACGATGGTACCGGCGGGCAACATGGCGTATTCCGGGGAGGATTTTTCTCCGGCCATAATAGTTCTCCAGGTTAACGGTTTTCATTAATACCGGCGCGTATGGCGGCGGCAAGGGTGTTTAAAATGTCTTTACGGTGATAATCCAGCGCAGGGCGTATAAACGGACGCGGGATCTGTTTTGATGTCCCGAATTCCTGAGCCTGCGCCTTCATGTGGTGCGCTTTTGACGGACCGACACGGATGGTCATCAGGGTGATATATTTTTTATCCTTCATCCGGTCAGTGGTTCTGACTTTGATACTGTCCCGCATGTGGTCATCGTCGTGACTGCTGTCATAACCGGCGTACTGTTTCATATCCTCAGCAACAACGGTCATCGCCTCACGGCCTGCATCGCGCAGTATTCTGGATGTCAGCTTTTCCCCGAGATTCATCAGCTCCGCTTCCAGCCCGTCAAGGCCGGAAACCTTAACCGTAGTTCTCACGATACATCCTCCGGATAAGTGATAATAAAATCCCGCATGACTGACCAGCGGACGATGTTTTTTGTCAGCTCTTCCCGCCCCTGCTGAAAACCACCACGCTGCACGGTCTGCACCGGATAATTACCGATGTAACCGTGCACTATCGGCTCCCAGGCATCACGAATGGCTTTATCCAGCAGCAGGGCTTTTTCGTAGTCATTCAGTACGTGAATGCCTATCTGAAAACGCGCCACGATAAGATGAGTGGTGACCATACCGGCGGAATAACGCGGATCACTGATACGCTGAAAGGTGATACCTTCTTGTGCATCTTTCGGTAACAACAGGGGGAAAACGGGCATTGCGGTGATAGCGGAAAGAGACGACTTGAGGTCACTTTCGATCATGTCGTATGTCTGCCTCCGTGGTAATAATCAGTTTCGCAGGGTCATTACGGTCACAGGCACGGACGGTAAAAAACCGGTTCTGGTATTCAATCACCCAGTCGATTTGCACATCCGCGCGTGGCCGCGCAGTAAACTGCATGGTTTCGATGACCTGATCCTGCTCTGCCGTCCGGATTTTACGGTTGGATATCGCCTCGGCTTTGGCCCACACCGTGATGACTTTCGTCAGTTCGGTACGGGAATCACCGAGGTCACCGGTCACCACCTCCGGCCGGTACAGGGTGATGCGTTTTGTTAGCTCACCGGCCAGCATTATTTTTCCCTCATGGGTGAAAGACGATAGTCACAGAGCAAATCATAAAAACCCTGTGGCAGCTTCTTCAGTTCCCGGGTGTCATACCAGAAACCGACCACCAACATGAGTGTCAGCCGGATAACCGGTGTGATATCCATTCCGTCCGGATCACTGACAGGAACTTCGTCTTCATACAATCTCCGGTTCAGATAGTTTTCTGCTTTTTCTTTTGCCGCAGCAAGATAGCCGAGCAGAAGCGGATCCTCTTCCTCAGTGTCAATGCGGCATTGCAGGCGCAGCTCTTCAATTGTCGGTAATGGCATGCCCCCTCCAATAAAAAGGTCGCTGAACGACCCCGGGTTTATTTATTGCTTATCGTGCTATCTCAATTAACTTAACGGGTTTTTCATCCGCCTCATGACACCAGTTGTTATATTCACTGACAGCCCGCATCAGTTCACCGTCAGCAATCCCGACTTTATCAACCAGGCAGGTTAAATTATCAGCGTCAAAAACAATAATTTCAGGCGGAACATGATTGGCGTTGCCTTTCTGATGAAGGGAGTAAACAACAGCCCGCAGATCACCCACCGCCCTGGCTCTTTCAATATGCATCGCTTTTATTTTTTCAAGCAGTACCTTACAGCGGCCAATTGCTTCATAGTTTTTTTCTGTCATTGGTTCCTCCGTTAAGAACGGTAATTACATCTGCATCAAAAAGGCGGCATTTCTGCCGCCGTGACTGATTACTTCGTACCGTCTGCCGCTTTCAGTAATTTCACTGCGTTGCTGTCAACCAGCATGCTGCCGACACGCTTCGTGGTGTAGAAGTGTACAAACGGTTTGTTGGTGTACGGGTCGCGCAACATGCGGATACCGATACGATCCAGGATGGTGTAGCAGCGCTTGAAGTTACCGAATGCCAGCGGAACAGCACCGGCAGCCATATCAGCAAACTGCTCATTCTCCGCAATACCGTAGCCCAGCAATGCAGATGGCTGACCCAATTGCAGGCCCGGCTGCCACAGGTAGTTGCCCTGTGAGTCTTTCAGGGTGCGAACTTTGAATAACGTGTTGTTATTCATCATAAATTTAGCGCCACTGCGATAAGGCTTGCGCAGTGTATAAACCAACTGCATCACTTCATCAGCTGTCAGTTCAGCTGGTTTCTTCAGCAGCAGATGCTGCAGTTTTCCCCAGTCGCGATCCTTATCTGCCTTATCCTCACTGCCGTAAGCCAGCAGCCCTTTCGGTTTTTTACTGCCGTCACCGTTGGTGAATGCTGCTTCTTCCTGTTCAGCAAATTCAATTGCCAGTTCACCGGTAATAAACTGCTCAACATTGAAAAAGGCATCATCCAGCATGGTCTGGGTGGCCCCGGGGTTACCGTAAATCTCACCCCACACCGGTTCAATCGGGCCGAGTTTAGGTGTTGCGGTTTCAGGGCGTTTTTCTGTTTCCCCTACCCATCCGCTGCCGGTGCCCCCCATATTAACGAGGCGCTTATAGTTCGGTGTACCGACTGAGACAACATTACATTCCTGACGCATAACAACTTCATCACGCAGCGCAGAGATAATGGTACGATCCAGTTCTTCCGGTACGGCATAGCCGCCATCCGGATCAGAGCCAATCTGCATGGCTTTCTGTTCCAGTTCAGCCAGGCCGTCATCCTTACCCTTGCGGACAAACAGTTCGAACGCGCTTTTGTGTTCGGCAACATCTTTGTTTGCCACACCGCCGCCCGGACGTTTCACAGCCGCCAGCTCTGCTTCCAGTGACGATTTCAGTTCATCCAGCTCGGATAATTTTCCGTTCAGGGTGTCCACCGATTCCGCCAGTTTGCCTTTTTCTGATTCGATGGCATCAATACGCTTGTCATTTTTTTTCTGAAACTCTTCAAATGAAGATTTCAGTTCTTTTGCCACTTCGCTTACATCTTTATGATCAACAGCCATAACAGCCCCTTACTGATTAAAATTAATGGATTTAAGTGTTTCCAGTGCATCTTCCTCTGCGTCACGCAGAGAGAGAGCATGGTAGCCGTCGGCCATAAATGCCTTAGCCTGTGTCCGCGACAGTCCGACATCACGCAGGACGCGCTCAATACTTTTTTGTGACGGGATGTCACCACGGGCAAATGCCGATTTAACATCACTGACCCGCGCTTCATCATTGGACGGGAAGGTCACCAGGCTTACTTCCCACAGGTCAATTTCTTTCAGGAGAAAAGCACTTTTATTCCGGTCGTACTCCCAGTCTTTCAGGATGTAGCCAATAGAAAGGCCGGATAATGATCCGGCCTTCAGATGTGCATGAGCCCGTTTAGACAGAGGGTCATCCTCGATAAGTAACCGCCCTTTGACATACAGGCCGGTGTCATCCTCCCGCATTTCGGTATACACACCGACCGGTTCGGAAATCTGGTGCTGCCAGAGCATGGCCGGAAGACTGCCCTTCTCCCGCCATTCATTCAGTGATGCCTGAAAAGCGCCGGGTACGACAATATCGCTGTAGCTGTCCTTCACGCCGAAAACCGATCCGTACCCTTCAAACTCGCCGGTTTCAGTGACCGACTTTATTTTCAGCGGTATGTCCAGCCGCTGTTTAGTCATCATCGACATGCTGCTTTTCCTCTTTTTCCGGGGTGCTCTCCGGTTTTGTGGTCATATTCATCGGTGTCAGCCAGATATCACCGCCATCACGCGGGTTGAGTTCTTCCAGCTCCCGGCATTCATTGGGCGAATAGATCCCCCAGTTAATACCGGTGGCATAAGCATCAAACCGTGACTTCATATCACCGCGCAACAGTGCTCCGGTGTTGAATTTTGCGTAAAAAACGCCCTGTTTTGACGGTTTTACCAGCCCGACATTAATGCGCTGTTCAATGCGGGTGAGGTATGGCACCAGGGAATAGTTGATAAATCCGATCCCGAGGTTTTCAATGTTGTTGAACGTTGCCCGGTCGGTGTTCTGGATCATGTGCAGCGGCACACGGAAAATACGGCAGATTTCCTCAAGCTGGAATTTGCGGGTTTCAAGAAACTGCGCATCTTCTGATGTCATGCTGATTTGCTGCCATTTCAGTCCCATCTCAAGAATCATGGGTTTGTGCGCATTCGCCAGACCCTGATGCCGGTTTTCAAAGTCAGTTTTCAGCCGCTCATAGGCATCGTCCTTCAGGTACTGGTCGGTCTGCAGAACGCCACTGGTTACCGCACCGTTCCCGAACAGACGTGAGCCGTGCTCCTCCGTTGCCAGCCCCAGACCGACAGCCTGTTTTGCATACGCTATCGGGCTGAGTCCGGTTAATCCGTCCAGGGTGAAAATCCGTACATGCCAGATATCATCCTGTGTCAGCGTGTCGCGCTTTCCGTCCGGAAAAGTAACCTGATATTCCGGTTCCCACTTACTGTTCAGTTTTGGTGTAACCGAGGACGGATCCAGCGGCAGCAGCTCCACTACCTCCCCCAGCGCCTTGACTTTATAAGCATAAAAATTGCCGCGCAGACACAGACAGGCGATCAGTAATTCCCAGAATTCCTGCGGTGTCATGTAGTTGTTGGGTTTGGTTGACAGCAGTTTGTTCAGCCGCTCACGTACCGCCCGCCGGTTTCCTCTGTCAAGCTGCTCATAAAGAGAGCACGGCAGCATACCGACTGACTCCGCCAGTACGCGAACACAGCTAAATACCGCAGTGAGTTGCATTGCCAGTTGCGGACTGACGCGGCGGCCGGTATAGGTGTCATAGGTCAGACCGATCATTTCGCTGAGCTCTGACGAACTCATACCCGTATCGGATTTTCTGAATAAACCGGGAAAGAACATTATGATCCTCCGTTGTTATTCAGGCTTCCCGCTGATTTTGATACCAGATATGACCAGAGCAGGCACAAACCGCCGGCTGTGATAAACCCGGCAGCAGGCATCAGCAGCCAGGCACCGAACGCCAGCAGACAGGCACCCGCAATTCCCACCAGCAGAGCGGTAATAGTCAGTAATTTCATTGGATTTCCTCAGAGTGAGCGTAAGCCCCTGGAAGATAAAACATCGGACAGACTTTGTTCCTGCTCCCCGCCATTCACCATCTGGCGTGATTTGGCAGTAAACAGTGCAACCGGTCCGTCAATTTTGTTTTCCGGTGTCGATTTGTTCGGGAAGATGTTGTCGTTTTTGTCCGGCCTTACAGTCACGTTCGACATCATCCAGGACATCATCGGGTTGTGATCATGGTGAAATTTGCCGGAATAGACATCGGCCTGTACTGTTTTCATGGATTCAGACATGTTTTTCACTGTCTGCGCCACTTCCACCAGCGGGATGCCCTCTTCCGCCAGGCGGCGTGAGAACTGCACCGCGCTCCACGGGTCAAACCCGAGTTCACGCAGATCGTCACCTTCGCACCATGCCAGAATGTCGGCTTTGATGATGTCATGATCAATAACCTCGCCGTCAGTCAGTTCAAGATACCCGGCAGCCGCCCATTTCCGGTACAGCTCCGCAATATGGTTCGGTGCAGTTTCGATCCGGTCTTCCGGCAGCCAGAATTTGCACTTAACATGCACCTGTCCGCGCGGATCTTCATAAATCTTAATTGCTGCCGCCACGTCGATTTTATTTGCCAGGTCAACGCCGACCCAGACCGGGTAATTTTTCAGTTCATCATCCGGCGCATTCTCCGGGCAGTTATCCCATTTTCCTGAGTCCATCCAAATCGACTCCGCGTTAACCCACATATTGAGGTGTTTGGTCAGAAAGTTGGGCCGGGCGGCAATCTGCTCTTTGGCTTTTTTCGCCAGACGGCGCATATCATCAAAGCGTTTACAGACACCCAGCCCCGGATTAGCTTTTATCCAGACAGACTCATCGAACGGATCATCATCTTCATCCGGTGTGTAAATTGCCGCGAAAAAGGTGTCATCCTCCACCACGCCCCGCAGCACCTTGATAGCGTAATCCCGCAGTTCGTAGCAGATACCTTCGCGGTTAAATCCCGCTGTGGTGATCGCAAACAGAAGCGATTGCAGACGGGCACCGGTCGCAGTTTCCAGCACATCCCACACATCACGGGTTTTGTGGGCGTGAAGTTCGTCCACAATGCCGCAGTGAATATTCAGGCCGTCGAGGTTGTTTGCGTCACTGGAAAGCGGCTCGAACTTGGATGCGGATCGCTCCTGGTAAATTGCCAGCTTATTAAATTCAAACAGACGGCCGAGTGAACTTTTGGCCTTTTTGATCATGTTTTTCGCATCTTCAAACACGATACGGGCCTGATCGCGGGTGGTAGCTGCTGAGTAAACCTCGGCACCACCCTCACCGTCAGCGCCGGTCATATACAGACCGATGCCGGATGAAAGTGTGGATTTGGCGTTTTTACGCGCCACTTCGTTATAGGCTGTCCGGAAACGGCGAACCAGTACCGGATCGCCGTCATCGTCGTACTGAGCCTCACCGCTGAGTTCATCAACCAGCGGGATCACGAAACCAAAGATATTAATCAGAATAAAGGTATGCCACGGCATCAGCGCTATCGGCTTACCTGCCAGTGCCCCTTTGACGTGCGGAACAAACTGGTAAAAATCCAGAATATGCTGGGCGCGTTCTTCAATGAAAAAGATGTCGCGCTCAGGGCCACGCTCCAAATCATCAAGAAACCGCTGACACGCCAGGCGTATCAGTTCGCCCGTAACTATTTCTCCGGCAACTACCTGTTCGGCGTACCGGATCCCATCTGCTACGGTTGCCATTCATCATTTGCGCTTTTTTATAAATGCCTCGAAAGGGTCTTCTTCGGCTGGTGTGTTAATCGTTACCTTCGAGCGGGACGCGGGCGTCATGCCGAATTCACCCAGCATTGCCCGGATACGTTTCCAGGCATCGGCTTTCATTGCCGCCACCGGGTGTGCTTTTATCAGTGTGCCGCCTTCGCTTTCTGTGGTGTAGGTATAGCCCTGTTCGTCCAGGGTATCGCAGTGCTGCCGGTATTCGGTGTATGCCTCTATCAGCAACTCCAGCGCTTTGGCATCCATCGAACTCATCACGCCCATGGCATCGAGTTCTTCCCCGATCCGCTTAAACCAGTATTTCCCCTGCTTGGTAAAATGTTTCGGAGTTGGGGGTACCCCTGACGGCGGTTTCGGTTCTTTTTTATTGATCGGGCGTTTTGATGGGTTACCCCTGACCAAACGCAGGTGTGACGGGGTTTTCGGTGGTCCCGACATAATCGTTTTCTCCTATTGATTCCCATCCGGGGATCCCGGAAAAAAGTTTTCTAACCTGCGGCGATCTGAAAAGAGGTAAGGCGGCGGTCCTCTGGGGCGAGAATGGCAGGGATCTGACCTCCCCCTCCCCTGCCTGGCAAGAACGGATATTTATTCAACCAGCCTGCTGTTGCAGTTCCGCACCAACCAATCCAATAGCAACCACCGCTTCTCCTGCAGGGTATTTACTGAGTAGCTGACGAATGGCATCAATGCATTGCTTAACATTCTGCTGCTGATCATCAGGCAGTGATGCTATCAGCCCCTTGAATAGCAATACGGTTTCTTCGTCTTGTGTCATCGTGTTCTCTCCGTTGCGGTCTTCCGGTAGTGACATGGCCAGCACAGGCTTTGCAGATTGCTTTCCGCATCGGTTCCCCCATGTGCCTTGGGTGTGATGTGGTCGACTGTCTTTGCCTCAGTTACCCGGCCTTCACTCAGGCATTGCTGACACAGGTGCGTGTCTCTTGTCAGGATCACCGCACGGAGTTTGTCCCATTTGGTTCCGTAGCCGCGTTCGTGACGGCTTTTGCCCTGCTGGTGGTTCTCCCAGCCGGTATTGATATGGTCGTTGCAGTACCCACTGCGGTCAGTGGTTGTCTTCGCGCAGCCACGTTTGCGGCAGGCGCGGGGGATTCGTGGTGGCATGGTGTATTCTCCTTAACCAATTAAAAAGCCCACTCAGTGAGCAGGCTTTGTGATGAGTTATTCCGCTGTATGAATATGAACACTGGAGGCAGTGATATGAACATCTGCCGGGGACAGCTCACCTTCTTCAAACCAGCCATCAGTCCCACGTCCATCCGCTGCCAGATAGTGGATGAGATACTGATGCCGGCGGGTATCACGACGCAGATAATATTTTTATTCTGCTACCAATATATTAAAATCGATTTATCCCTAATAAATGGTTGAGTAAACTAATGATGTCTAAGGATAGAATTGTGCACAGTTTAGTCTGTGCTGGTTTTTTTGCAGGCTGGTTCTTAATTCAGTTTGCTATGCTGGCATTCCCCGGAGCAGCCACCAGTAGCGGCGCCTTTGCTGCATGGCCGCTATTCATAATCCTGTTTGTTTTGCCTTATTCGCTTTTTTCCCGCGCATTTTACCAGAAGCGAACCGGTCTAATGCCTTTCGGTACCATAAAACTTTCAAATCTCTGGCTACCAATAATCTCGATGGTCATATTATCCGTTGCAACCATGTTTTACGGTGAAAATGAAACATGGTTAATGCAGATATTCAACCTATCCCCTCTGCATCAATTTATTATGGTCGTGGCTGTAATTTTCGCTGGACCAGTTATTGAGGAAATTATTTTCAGAGGTTTTTTGCTGAATGCAGGAATGGGATATGGTCCGAATGGCAAGCGTGTGGCTATTTTTATCACCTCACTCTTGTTTGCGTTAGCGCATTATCAATACCATTCACCCGTTACATTTATTATGATTTTCGTTATGTCTGTTATTTTTTGCCTGGTCAGAATTCACACTAACTCACTTCTGGGTCCGATTATTTTGCATGCCCTATACAACGGTATACAAATGCTGTTACTGTTCACACTAATGAGTGTTAGTTAGCGGAAAATACATACTCATCTTCGGAGAGTGCTTGCTACCTCTCCGCTTCAATCTCCCGTATTGCCCGCTTATCCAGATTGCATGCTTTAATCACTGACATCAGCTCGATGTTGTATTCCGCTATATCACCCCACGTCATTTTGTCGGGAATATCCGGTATCGGGCAGTCAACGGTCACGCTTGCAGGGATTGGAACGTGAGGGGCTGATACATACTCAGTTTTTGTACTGCCGCATCCGGTCAATGAGACCACCAGGAGCAGCAGCGGAAGCACAGTCATTACCCACAAGAATAACTTTGACGTCTTTCTTGGCTGTCTGTGCGTCCAGTGTGTTTTTTCGCTTGGCATCTATGGCTTCTCCAGAGATACGGTGAAAGGTAGTGACGGCGGTTAATGTAGTGGTATTAATCACCTGCTGGGCTGACAGCTTTTCAGATAGTGAATCACGCTCTTTTCTGGCATCACCGAGAGCATCACAAAGAAAAGCCATCAAAATCAGCGATGCTGCCAGCAGTACTCCGCCGATAGTTGCCATGGTCTTCACAGAAGCCCCCACGCCCGTTCAAACACCGCTGGCTGATACGGTTGATAACCAAGCTCAACGCCGACAATCGCAGTAGCCAGCGCAATGCCGGTCTTTTTGTCTTTGGTATTCAGGTGATCATTAATGCCGATACCGATGTCAGCAGCAGCGCGGTTGATATAGTTCCCGGTATTGTTTTCATTAGGTGGTGCATATTTGTTGATAATGGCCTTAACTGAGTTCAGTCCGTATTTTGTCTGATACGTCTGAAGCAATTTATAGATTGCCCGGATGCCATGCTCGGGAGACCGGAACCGGCAGAATCGGGATTCAATTGCCGGATCATGTGGTAACTGCCCCTGCCATGGATTGCGCGGGTTATAGTCGATATTACCCGGATTATTGTTGCGTTCGCCGCGTGCTGGTTTAGTCATTATTTACCCCCGCTTTGCCTTTAATCATGCTGCTTACCCGCTCAACACCCCAGTACCCGATCATGACGCTGGTGATATAAGCCAGGTCTGGATTCAGCCCCATAAAGGCCAGCAGGTCTTTAGCAAACCAGCCAAGGAACGCACACAGGACACCATCCAGCAGTGTTTTTTTCCACCCGCCGCCGTTGTACATCCCGCGCAGGATAGCAACCACGCCAGCCAGTCCAGCAAATATGCCCTGATCTTTGTACTGAGACAGATACATCAGTACCTGATCCCAAACGTCCGGATTTTCTTTCATTTTCATGGCTCACCCCCTGACGGAGGAATTTAGTTAGATGGGTAATGCCGCAACCGGTTTATATTGTTACAGACGGTTAAAGTGAGGTGGCTGCGGCATTATTCGGAATCCCACCAGCGGCGGGAAAGCAATAAGAAGAGCACTGTGGCCGAATACGGATTAGGTAATGAGCCTGTCGTATTCCAATGCTCTTGTTGTTGCCGGAAAGAAAAAGGCCGCCGGAGCGACCTGTGATTCAGTTAAACGTAATTAATGCTTGTCCGGGATATGGTAATCAGTTCAGCCCAGTGAGATTAACCGGAGTGATGGCTGATTAGCTCCGGGTGGAAAATTCACATGCCTATAAAATCTAATGATGTTCTCGAAACGTTAGCCATCGGTACTGACGCAACCAGCAAGGAAACAGTTGCGGCTGAACTGAGCGCTCTTAAGTTAGTTGTTGGATTAATGTTTCGGAGATTCCCCAAGGAAGAGCAGGACTGTATCTTTTTAGAAATGAAACAAATTAATAACCCAGCGATAAGCTCGGTCTCTGCGCAACTGGAACAATTCAGGACTAAATAAAGTCACTTGTTATCAGAAAATTTAAAGTCATCTTTTCTGAACCCAACTGATAAGGTAATTCCTGCATCGTATGGAATAGGCGACTTAGAAACCATCATCCATATATTGTCTAGGCTTGTTTTAAGCACTTCCATATTGGCAATAGCAGCTTGTGAAGTATCTGCAAGCTGCGTTTCCAGATCGGCAACACGCTGCTCTAATGTCTTAGTATTTGTGACCAAAGGCCCCATAACGCAAGCCGCATCTCCGTTCTGTTTATGAATTACTATTTTTCCATTGAACTCAGCTTTGCCGGTGCTGTAGTCAATTAGAAAGCCGGATTTTCCCGGAACGTAATTATCAGACTGAATTTTGCTATCAGACGTAACACTTCGGAGCCATGCTTTATCGATAAATGTCTCACGCATGAAAATCTGGTCGCCTTTCAGCCCTGCTCCGATAACCATTCCGGCATTAACTGCATTAGTTTCAGCAACAACATCCGCAATCACGGCCTGCGCCTGCTTGATAGCCTGAGATTCATAATAATCAATCGCACAGTCCGGCTTTCGGTCCATCGTTACTTGCATGGAAAATAAACTCATCAGCGGTAACATGGAATATTTAACATCAACATACGCTGTAACTGTATCAGTGTCAGGGCTGATGCCATGAACTGAAAATGTATATTTATTCATCTCAATACCTTTTTGTAGATATCAGAAAGCCGCACACAGCTCTTGTGTTAAGTGATAACGAGGTGATTGATACTGTGGCGGCGTATATGAAAAAAGGCCGCACAGGGCGACCTTTGGCGTGTTGG